ATTTATTCCACGTGACTATCAAAACGAAGCAGTTGTTCATGCACTGAGGAGCGAAAGGGCGTTACTGTTATCACCCACTGCATCTGGTAAGTCGTTCATTATATACTTGTTAACACGCTTTCATGTTGATTCCAGCGATAGAAAAGTTCTCATCGTTGTGCCTACAACATCTCTAGTTGAGCAAATGGCATCGGACTTTGTTGAGTACAACAACGGTAATGAATTATCAATACACAAAATTCGTGGTGGTATCGACAAGAACGTAGATGCTGATATAACCATCACGACATGGCAGTCAGTCTACAAGCTAAGAAAAGATTGGTTTGAAAAGTTTGATGTTGTCGTAGGAGATGAAGCGCATCTATTTAAAGCCAAGTCACTAACAAAAGTGCTAGAAAAAATGCCTAGCTGTCAATATAGATATGGGTTTACTGGTACATTAGATGGCACTCAGACACACAAACTGGTGCTTGAAGGTCTTTTTGGATCTGTTTACGAGGTGACTAAGACTAAAAAACTGATCGAAGACAACACTCTCGCCGACTTTGGAATTACGGCAATTGTTCTCCAATATCCTGATGAAATTAGGAAGATAAATAAAGGTAAGACATATCAAGAAGAAATTGACTGGATAGTTAGTAATGAAGCACGTAATAAGTACATTAAAAATTTGGCTCATAGTCTCAAAGGCAACACTCTTATATTATTTCAGTTCGTTGAAAAGCATGGTAAAGTATTACATCCGATGCTTCAGATACAAGGGAAGAGTATACATTTCATACATGGAGGGATTGGTGCTGATGAGCGTGAAGCAGTTAGGCATCTGGTTGAGTCAAGCAACGATAATATTATTCTCGCTAGTTATGGTACTTTTAGCACTGGCGTTAATATTAAGCGTTTGGATAATATCGTCTTTGCAAGCCCGAGTAAATCAAAAATACGAAACTTACAGTCAATAGGTCGAGTGCTACGTAAAAGTAGTGATAATACCAAAGCAACATTATATGACATAGTTGATGATCTACAATGGAAATCTACTAAGAATTTTGCAACAAAGCACTTTATGGAAAGAGTTAAAGTTTACAACGAAGAGGGATTTGAGTTTCGCATATATAATGTTAACATAAAGGGGAATTAAATGCTTATTCATATTAAAATGAAATCAGGTGATGACCTTATAGCAGACCTGATATCAAACGATGATCATGAACTGACTATCGAAAACCCAATACAAGTCAAAATACATCCTGTACACGGATTCTTTGCTAAGAGCTGGATGCTATTATCAGAGTCAAATCACGTGAGCCTCACTCATAGAGATATCACGTTTTGGGGAGAAGCAAACAACAAAGCAATTGAGTACTATGATACATTTGCTGAACGTTTAACCAACCTACACAATCTCAGAGATAGAGAGGCTGAGATGAAAGAGCAGGGTGAAGAGATAGAAGATGTTCTAGTAGCCTATCTAGAGTCTAAAGACTCAATAAAGCATTAATATACTTAAACATCGTATAACTCTATTATACACGAATCCTAGCCCCTGTCAAGTCTTTTCTGTAAATAAATGAATAAAATTAGTGCTTGACAAACAGCCCGTGATAGGTTATACTTGTACACAATAAGGAGTGAAATTGCATGGCAAAGAGAAATTACGTTAATAATCCAGAGTTTCTGGAAGCTATCATAGCATATAAAAAGCTATGCAGTGATGCAGAAGATTCGGGCGACAAAAGACCACAGATACCTAACTACATAGGTCAGTGTATCTATCAGATATCTACTAGGCTTGCATCTAAGCCTAACTTTTCTGGATATTCGTACAAAGATGAGATGATCAGCGATGGACTAGAAAATGCTATCCAAGCACTAGGCAACTTTGACCCTAACAAGTCACATAACCCATTCGCATACTTTACGCAGATTATCTGGTACGCATTCTTACGTAGAATTGAGAAAGAGAAGAAACAGTTGTATATCAAGCATAAGGTAACAGTGAACTCAGTGATGACTGGTACTGCCGTTGATCGTGCAGAAGGTACTCCAGATACTAATGGCGAGCCTGCTTACATCGATTTAAATAATGACTACATGAGCGATTTCGTTCGTGGTTATGAGAAGAAGATGGAAGACAAGAAAAAAGCCCAGACCAAATCAAAGAAGGGTCTGGAAAAATTTATTGATGGTGATGATGAAAAGGTTGAGAAGGAGAAAGAATGAAGATTGCTATCCTAAACGATACGCATTGGGGTGCGAGAAACGATAACAGCGCAATTGCTGAACATCAGATAAAGTTTTATCGGGAAGTTTTCTTTCCGTATCTACGTGAAAATGACATCAAAACCATTTTTCACTTAGGCGATGTCACAGACCGGCGTAAGTACATTAACTTCGTGACTGCTAAGAACCTTGAAGATCATTTCATGAAAGTGTGTGCAGACGAAGGTATCGAACTTTATATGATTGCTGGCAACCATGACACTTACTTCAAGAACACGAATGAAGTAAACAGTCTCAGACAGTTGTATGGCAACACTAGTCATAGTAACCTGCATTTATATTGGGAAAAGCCTGTAGAGCTGGATATGGATGGATGTAACATCATGCTTGCTCCTTGGCTATGTGCTGAGAACTGGGAAGAGTCCATGAAAGCTATGGCTGATACTAAAGCGCAAATACTGATGGGTCATTTTGAGATCACTGGTTACGAGATGGACAAAGGTCACTTATGCTCTGACGGTATGGACCGCAGTACGTTTGCTAAGTTTGATTCGGTCTACTCTGGTCATTTTCATCAACCGTCTTCTATTGGTAATATATCTTACTTGGGCGCTCAATATGAAATGACTTGGTCTGATCATGATCAAAAGCGTGGCTTTAGTGTGTTCGACACTGACTCACGTAGCATGGAATATGTCCGTAATCCGTACAGTCTGTTTCATAAGATCATGTATGATGACGCTGATATGACTATCGAAGACATTGCAAACCTAGACACTAGCCAACTAAAAGATACTTTCATAAAGGTTATTGTCAGAAACAAGACCAACCCATATATCTTTGACTTGTTCTTAGATAGACTACAGGCAGCCTTACCTTGTGATATCAAGGTTGTCGAAGATCATATGAACTTAGATGTGATCGATGAGAGTGAACTGGTTGACGAAGCACAGGATACATTGACCATTCTGAAACAATATGTTCAGAACTTAGAGATTAGTACAGACAAAACCAAGATCGAAAAAGTTCTGCAAGAGTTGCATAATGAGGCTATTAATTTATGATACTATTTGAAAAGGTTCGTTATAAGAACATTTTAAGTACTGGTAATACTTTCACAGAAGTTTTTCTAAACCGAAGCAAGTCTACGCTTATCGTTGGAGACAACGGAGCTGGTAAATCAACCATGCTTGATGCGCTGACCTTTGCTTTGTACGGCAAGCCGTTTAGAAAGATTAACAAATATCAGTTACTTAACAGTGTGAACAATAAAGAGTTATTGGTAGAAGCATACTTTAGTATAGGCGGTAACAGTTACGTTATTAAGCGTGGTATCAAGCCAGGCATATTTGAAGTATGGAAGAATGGCGAACTACTAAACCAAGATGCGGCTGCCCGTGACTATCAGACTTACTTAGAAGAAACTATTCTAAAGCTAAACTATAAGTCGTTTGGACAAGTGGTTGTTCTTGGTAGTTCTACTTTTGTGCCGTTTATGCAGTTGAAGACTGGTGAACGCAGAGACATCATTGAAGACCTTTTAGATATTCAAATCTTTACTACAATGAACACTCTTCTGAAAGAAAGACTGTCAGAGAACAAGAGTGAGATAACTGATATCAAATATCAGATTGATCTACTTGATAATAAAATTGATAGTGCTAAGTCGCATAATGAATCGATTCGAAAGATTAAAGAGACTGAGGTAGGTAAGCTAAAAGATAAACTAAAAGAGCAAGTTGCGTTTGTTGAAGACGAACAAGCAAAGATGGACGTTCTATTAGATGATATCGAAGCACTAAATAACAGCATCGGCGACAAAGCCGAGCAGAAAAAGAAGTTAGCAGAGTTTCAGGAGTTGAATCATGATCTTACAACCAGGCTTAACAAGTTACGTAAAGACGTTGACTTCTACCAAAACCACGACAACTGTCCAACCTGTAAGCAAGGGATCGACCACGAATTTAAAGAAGAAACAATCGAGTCCTCAAGATCAACAGCAACAGAAATCGAAACAGCAAAGAAAGAGATTGGACATAAGAGTGTAGCTGTCGATGAACGTTTATGTGCTATCGATCTAGTTGAAGATGAAATATCAGAAAAGAATATTGCTGTAAGTGAGCATAGAGCAAACTATAAGATCGGTATGAATACTTGTAAGTCTATCAAAAAAGAACTTGATGGAGCACAGCAAGAGGTAGCAGAAATTGATACATCTGATATTAAGCAGTTAGAATCCGAACTTGTTAATCACCATGCAAGCCAGACTGAACTCTTTGATCATAAAGAGATACTAGCAGTGGTAGCATCTATGTTAAAAGATGGCGGCATTAAGACTCGGATTATCAAACAGTATGTACCTGTGATGAACAAATTGATCAACAAGTATCTGTCAGCGATGGACTTCTTTGTTCAATTTGAATTAGATGAAAGCTTTAATGAGACCATCAAGTCTCGTTTTCGAGATGAGTTTTCATATTCCTCTTTCTCAGAGGGCGAGAAGCTAAGGATTGACCTTGCACTTCTCTTTACGTGGAGAGCCGTATCTAAGCTACGGAACTCTGTATCTACTAACTTATTGATCATGGATGAAATTATGGATTCTTCATTAGATAGTGCAGGAACAGAAGAGTTTCTTAAGATCATTGAAGAGTTAAGTGCTGATTCTAATATCTTTATTATCAGTCACAAAGGTGATCAATTATTCGATAAGTTCCATAGCGTAATCAAATTCGAAAAAGTTAAGAACTTTAGTAGAATTGCAACAACATAGGATAACATAATGGCTACAGAAG